AGCTTCTCGATGTTCTTGATCGTGGTGTTATGCAGGCTGCTGCGACTGAGCCCCTCCCGCTCCGAGGTGGACATCCCATCGAAGTAGTCCCCCATCCCTAGGAAGTAGGCGTCCTTCTGGCCCTTGGCGTAAGCCAGAAACTCCCGCCACTTGGTTCCGCAATGCATATCACTATCACGGTGCACATCGCCAAAGGGGATGATCTTGATCGGCCTGTCGCAGGGCTGATTGATTACTACCTTATGGGTGGTGAACAGGCCGGTGGTCTTCATAGATTCTCAATGAACGTCTTGTTGGGTCCGAACTTGGTTATCCTGTACGGGCGAGCCTTTTGGAACATCCACTCTTCGGCGCTTTGCAGGCCGTGCAGGTGATGCAGCTTCGGGGATGCCTTCGGGGTTTCCTTCGGGGATGGCTTCTTGGCCTCCTCCTTCTGGCCGAAGATGTCTAGCTGCATTGGTCACCTCTTGGTGGCACGGCTTGCACAGCACCCTTAGCCCCTCTCTTTCGCAGAAAAGCCTCTCCACAAAACCCGGGAGGTCGGAGAGGCTTTTCAAGGGCCCACACGGGTTTACGTGGTCCAACTGTGTCCCCTTCATTGGAAACCAGCCCTTGCATATCGAACACTCGTATTCCCACTTCTGCTGCTTGGACGGGCCCGCATACGCCCTGCGGGCTCCGTTCCTTGCGTCGTAGTTGACGGGCCAGCGAACAAAGGCGCGCCTTAATGCGCTTCGCAAGAACGACCAGTAGCGTGCCTCTGTCCATTTGCCTCCAGCCCTAGACTTTTCCCCTTTCCCGGTACTTCTTTTCCCTTTGAGCGAGATACTTGCGGATACCTTTTTCGTCATGGGGCATACCTAGGAATTGAGACTTGCGGTTCTTGAGGTTGGACACCGTGGTGCGGCTGATCTTGTGCTTCTCAGCCACCAAGTAAATCTGGGCCCCCGGCTCCCGGATGTCCTTGTCCACGGCGATGATGAGGTCGGGGTCGGTGATGCGCCGGAAGGTGCGATCCTTCCGGGTGTCGTCGGGCAGCGCCTCGTTCCAATCCATATTCTTGGTGTGCTTCTCCAAGATCATACGGATGCTCTTCATCGTTTCAGACACATCGAATCCGAAGCTCATGATTCATCTCCTCTCCGGGGACGCAGGCCCTTCTGAATCCAGCTCAGGCAATGAAGGTAGCCGTGAGCATCGATGAGGTTGTCGTCCTTCTGGCGGTGGCTATCACGGCGCAGCTTGAGGGCGACCATCATCCGGGCTACATCCTCAGCGGTGATTTCGTGATGCAGCTTGGCATTGATGAGGCCAGTCCACATCAGGGCGATGCCCTCAAAGTCCTCACGGGGATTGCCGTAGGCTTCGTTACGGTCGCCTAGGATGAGGTCGAGCGCGGCCTCAGAGAAGTTGGGGGAGGTGTTCATGCAGGTTGATGAGACATTAGCTTGGTGATGGGACGGTCGAACATCATTCCGCAACGGCCCGTGCCGTCGCTTCGACCCTTGGCTTGGATGGCGTCCACGTAGATGAAACGCAAGTCATTATCCGTGAGCTGCTGCATTACCCCGTCAGGCCGGTGGTCGGGAGCATTGAGGAAGATGATGCGGTCGGCGTCCTGTTCCAGATTGCCGCTCTCGCGGAGATCGGACATCCGAGGCTCACGGTTCTCGCGTTCCACGCTGCGGCCAAGCTGGGCCAGCAGGACAACGGGCACCTGTAGCTCGATGGCTAGGTCCTTCATCGCCATCGTGAAGCGACCAAGGGCCATATCACGGGTTTCCCCGCGCTCCTGCTGGGCGTCATACCGCTGGAGGTAGTCTACGCAGATTGCCTTGGGCTTGCTCACCTGAGCAAAGGCCTTGGCACGGGTGACGATGTGGCTGAGCGTCCGGTCCTGATCGTAGATTTCGATGGGGAGCGCCCTCACCTTGCCAAGCTCACGCTTGAAGACTTCGATGTCGTCCATCGTTGAGCGACCAGCGAGGATGTCGCGGAAGCTGATGCCCGTGGTGGTCTGGGCGAACAGCGGGGCCATCTGCTTGACAGGCATCTCGCGGCTGAACAGCAGCACCTTGCCCTGCTTGCACCAATGCTGGGCAATCTGGCGGCAGCAACTACTCTTGCCCATACCCGGGCGGGCGGACAGGATGATGAGCTCTCCGGGCTTGGCTAGGCCAAAGCGCCGGTTCCACTCAGGCCACGGGAAATCAATGCCCGTGTCCTTGTCCGTGTACGTGCCGTCCTGAATGCGGCCAATCAGGGCAATGGCCTCGTCCGAGGCGTCAGCCAAGCTTACCTGCTTTGTGCCAGCGTGGTGCTTCGTCAGGAGGTTGTTCACCTCCAGTACGAAGGGCTCCACCCCACCGCTGTGGGCCAGCGTCTTCTCGGCCATCCGGGTGCAGGTGGAGTGCAGCTCCCGCATCACGTAATGCTGGCGCACCACATCAATCCAATGGTTGAGCTGGGCCGTGGTGCATACGAGCTGCGTCATCTCCACAAGGCCGGGGATACCGCCCACCTCGTCCAGCTTGCCCATCTTCTTCAGCTCCTCGGCCAAGGCGTGAAGCTCAAGCGGATGGTTGTTCTTGTGCTGCCATTGGATGGCCCGCCACAGCTTGCGGTGCTGGGGCAGATAGAAGCAGGCTTCGTCGATGCGCCCGTCAATGGCCTTGGCCAAGGAAGGCGGGCCATCGAGAAGGATGCAGGAGAGGATGATGCGCTCACCCTCCTCGGAGTGCGGAAGGTCGGCGCTCAAGACACCACCTCCTTGCGCGGGTCGTAGCCACGACGGATGCGCCACAGGCGGGCACAGGCGTCGAACCATTGCCACGCAATCTCCAGCTCCTCAGCCGTATACTTGACGACATCCACCCGACCGGGCTCGGTCTTGCTGACGTACACGTTGATGCCCTCGCGCTCCCACGGGTTGAGCCACGGGAAGGCGGCGTGGTGGTAGGCCGCAATCTGCGCCTTGTGCGACATCTTCAGCAGCACCGGCTCACCCGGGGTCGTCTTCGTGGTCTTGAAGTCGAGGATGCCGTTGCGGGCATTGCGGATGTAGCGGACATCCGTCGTGCCAGCGTAGCCCATATCCTTGCTGACGAGCACCACTTCCTGCTCGATCACCTCAAGGCCATCGATGAGCAGCTTGTCCATCGCGCCCTTGGTGGCGGCGACCAAGACATCCATCCCGTCCACCTGCTCGCCAGTCTCCATCGCCTTGTGGAAGGCGGTGCCAAACTGCTGGGCCTCCACCATCTCACGATCAGCCTCCTCACGGATGGCCTTCTTCCATTCCTCGGTGGTCGAGAAGGCATCAGGCGTGAACTTGAGGCAGGCGTCCAGCAGACGCGATTGCTTGTAGCGTTCCAGCTCGGGGCTGTACGCTTCGTTGAGGATTGAGGAGACCGATGGCAGCAAGCCCTCAACCCGTGCGTCACGGAGGGTAGTGGCCCTTTCCGTGCCCTTCTTCGTAAGCCGCGTGTGGCTGCTCTTTCCGTCGCGTGTGTACCAATGTTCGCTCATATGTGTTAGTGTTCGTGTCGTTGGTGATGCCCAAGTCGGGCAAAGTAAAGCTATTTCTTTTGGCTCATCAAAAACTCCGCCTGCTTAGAGTAGTAAGTGATCTCGTTGTGCGTGGTCTTGGCGTTGAACGGACCATATCGCCAGATGTTCGCCCGGGTCCTAGGCGTGTCCTTCAACTTGCGCCGCTGCACCCAGTGCTGGGTGTACAGCTTGAACAGGCGATAGGACCCGTCCATCGTGCCACGCTCACGCAGGGAGACATCGTAGCCAGCGCGCTTCAGGTCCTCCACCACGACGGGCTTGATCTGGGCTGGCCCGTAGGCGTCTCCGTTGCGGGCCTTGAGGTTGCCGCCGCTCTCAATCTGCACGATGGCTTGGAACAGGGCGGCTAGGGCTAGCTCGCTCAATGCTTGGCCTCCCTCAGTTGCAGCGCATTCCACACGCTGGGGAATTGCTTGGCAAACACCTCACGAATGAGGCAGGCCAGCTCACGATGCTCCTTCTGCGTGTGCTCCGCGCACCTCTGGTCGAAGTAGTGAATCCACGAACGGACACAGCCGGTCATATACAGCCGAGTGCGGGTAGCCAGCGGAAGAACCATCCGAGCGGTTTCTTTGCTGACACCAGCGTCGATAAGGCTCTTGTAGGTATCGAAGCTAACGTGAATTGCTTCGATGGCCTCCAATTCCAAATCGAGATCATCGCAGGGATCGCCGGATGCCTGACGGTTTTTCTGGTCCTGCCAACGTAGCTCGATAGGCTCGTATTTGCTACTGGCTGCATAGCGCTGGCTGAACTCTTGGAACGTGAACGAGCGATGACGGAGAAGCTGGGCGGCAATGGCCCGGCTGGTCTCCACCTCAACCGTCATACTCGCCGTCTCAAACACGGACCAATGGCCGTGCCTGATGCAGTAGGCGAGGAGGCGCGGAGCCGTCTCTGTGTTGAGCTGATTGCTGGGATTGCTGACCCGGGCGCAGTAGGCGATGAGATCGTCTGCGGTGAGGATGCCTTGCTCGATGAGGTCGGCACAGGGCTGGGTAACAGCTACGAGCTTGGCGTTCACGGCTTCACCCCCTTTAGGGCTTCACGGGCAATCTCACGCACGGCATCCATCCTGTCCATCGGGGTGACTACGAAGTCGCAATCACGCAGGCGTTCAAGGGCTGAACGTAGCTTCAGGTCCTCACGCTGTAGCTCCGCAATGACGGCTCGGAGAGCCAATTCCCGCGAGCCCCCTGCTCCATTGCAGACGGCCTGCTGCTTCAGCTCCTCGCGGAGAAGTTGGTTCTCACGCTCCAGCTCCTCCGCAAAGGAGGCCTTCACCCGTGCAGGGCGCCCCACTTGCAGTACCTCCAGCTTGGCCGCTTCCGTTCGTGGTGTGTCACTCGTGGTCGTCATGGTCAGGTCCGTTCTTGCTTTGAATGATTACGCCAATGTTCACGCCAATGGCGAAGCACAGGATGCAGAGAAGCAGCGTCATAGCATCCCCTCCGCCTTGGCCGTCTTGATGCAGCGGGCAACGTGCCGTGCCGCCATCCGCATCGAGCTGCGCTCAAAGTCGCGCTCCCAGCCCGTAGAAAACTGCGCGTTCGTCCGATGGGTGATGGCCTTCGCCGTCCAATAGCCCAGATTGTGCAGAGGGCTAGCCAGTAGCTTCCAACGTATGTTCTGTGTGTTCATAGGAAAAAAAGAGAGGGGGAGAATGTCGCCTCCCCCTCATAAGCTCAGAATGGCACGTCTTCGTCAACACCATTTCCACCACTTTCCGTGGCGGCTTCCGTAACTCCCGCACCCGTGCGGGCCTTGTACTCGTCCGAGGCCGTGATCTTGGCCCCAATCCACTCAGGCAGCCCCTTGGGCAGCGTGATGGGACCATTCTCAGGGATGTCGTACAGGATGACATCATTCACCGGCTTCAGCGGGGCCATCCCCTTCACCAGCGGCACCACGCCCTGAATGCGGGCATACACGCGGCTGGGATCAGCCTTCCCCGGCTTGTGCACCACGTTGAGCTGGCAATTCGCCCCAAGGATGTTCTTCAGGTCGAACGCATTGAGCTCATCCGCCGTGAACGGACGCCCCCGCCAGCTCTCCAGCACACCACGCAGCGTGGCCTTCTTGCCGATGGACATCGTGTACTCAGACGAGATGATGCGCGGCTTCACCCCATCCGGCGTGCTGATGGTTTCGTGGGGCAGCTCCCACATCAGCATCACCTTCCGGCTGGGCCGGAACTGCGGATTGCCCGGGTCCTGCGTACCCAGATCAATTACGGCGTAACAAACGGCCTGATGGACACCAGCAGGCACCGGATCAATACCCTTGCTCTCAGCTTTGACGATTGGCATATGGTTAGTTTTGGTCGTTGGTTTGGTTCTTGGCCCCGAACGCGGCCGAAAATTCGGTGATGTCCTTGTAGTCGTAAGGCAGCCCAGCCTCCTCACGGCACGCCTTGAGCCATCCAAGAGTGTCCTTGGCCCAATTGACAGCGTGCTCCTGCTCCTTGCACTCAGGAGCCGGGAGATACCGGAGCAACCCGTCAATGGCATATTCACACGCCATAAACTTCACAGCAAGCTGAAGTTGATCTTCAGTATTCAGGTTCAATGTGTTGTCTTTCATCCCCGCTACCCAATACCTTTTTGTTAGGGTCTACGAGCTTTTTCTTCAGGAGATTCGTTTCACTCTCCCATTCATCGACTTACATCACACTTTGGCTCCCTGCAGGACGCTGGTGCTGATGCAGGAACACGGGGGCAGAGTTCACCCATTGCTGGATGAACCACTAGAACGCTGTCTGCCGAGAGACGAGGTTTCCGGGTGCTGCCGCCACGCTGGTAGGCCATTGCCCGTGGTTCTCGGCACGTTCACTCCCAAAGGAGCCAACATTAAGGGGAGTTGGTAAATTCGTCAGGCTCCCCGCCAGTAGGCCCAAGAACCGCCTTGCACAGGTCGGAGCCAGACCATCTACCCTTCTAACCTAAGAAACGGAAAACCCACCCCCGCTAAGCGTGAGGTGGGTTCCACCGTACAGGGCGACACTCCCATACGATTAACACATAGAACGACTGGCAAGTCCTACCGTAAGACGCGTCCTCAGTCTGTCAAGCAAAGTTGAACCCCGGGGGTATTTTTCTGACAGGGAGCTGAGGCCGTGCTGTATGGCATTCACTATCATAGGGTTGTGACCGCTTCGTCCAGGACAAACTGCTAGAGAAGACGTCGGCCACCGCTTCCATTCCTTGCCCTATTGCGCGCAGCCTGCTCCAAGACTATCGCTCCTGCCCGCGTATGACTCGCATCCTTACCGTCGCCCTTCCTGCCCATCTTCCTGTTGGCAGCATTGAGCTCCGCCCTGTATTCCTTCCTGTCCTCCGTCGCGTGGTATCGCTTGTTGTAAGCGTTCTTCTTCCGCCTAGCCTCGGCATTCGTAGCGTAGTAACGACTGCTCTCGCTCTTCCCCGTGTACTTGCCCGCAAGCTTGTTACGCATCCCCAATACTATCACATCCCGCATTCTTTGGGGCTCCGCGACGGTGTGCAAGCGTCCCGCTCACGCGGGCCGCAGAAAATGGGCGGAGACGCAGGGGCTGCGCCCCCGCGACGCCCCCGCTCAAGGACACCTGTTCCGGGACCGAGTTGGGGCCCCTTGCCCCAATCGCCCTCCACAGAAGAGGTCCACCCCAGTTAGGAATCCCCTCAAGGGGATTCCAAGGCATGGGTCTTTCCAATCCCGCTCCGCGCCCAATGCGTCCAGCACAGTATGCAGCTTGCGCTCCAAGCGGCGCAAGCAGTCATAGCAACCAAGGGAGGCTAGCTGCCTCCCTTGGACATCCCTCCGCCATCCAAGCGTCTCAGCATTAACAGACTTTGCTTCGCAAAGGCGCGGTGCTAGGGCACCGCTACAAGGCGCAGAAAGGGGGCTCGCCGCCCCCTTTCACACTATCCCCTGCCTTTGGCCATCTAGAAATTCTAGAGCGCCCCTGAGGGGCGCGGGTCCGTCAGTCGGTTGTGAACCCGTCGAGGAGGTGGTGGGTGAGGCGTATCTGGTTTCATCGCAAGGCAGCCTAACACGGGGGCCAAGGACGCTCCCCCTCCAAGCAGGGCTCGCGCCGCGCCCAAGCTCGCGGTAAATCCTTGACCCCCGTGTTAGGCACAGAGCGATGAAACCATCTACGTCCACACCCCCCACCGAACCCCTCGCCGTCTTCACAACCGACAAGGCGACGGACCTTAATACTTATGTAAAGAATTTGTTTGCGACCGTTGAAAAGGCAAGGCGGATCGCAGAGGGAAAGATCGAGCGATTGGAGGCTGCGGAGGAGGCGGCTGCCGCCGCCGAGATGAATCAGGATGCGGTAAGAAGTGAGGAAAACCGGAAGGATTTGCAGGCCAAGGAGCTCGATAGAGGATTGAAGGCATCGATGGCTGATGAGTCAGTCGAGCTTCGCGCACGCGACACCCGCGAGCGGACCGACAACGTTTACGAATCCCCTAGCCGCATCGCGGACGTATTTGAACTACGCCGCTCTTGGATCGTCGCTGGCCGCAGGGTGGTTGCGATTACCAAGTTCTACCTGCACAAGGACTCGCACGATTGCAGTATTTGCACGGTTGGCACGACCCCCGGTACGTACGACAAGTGGCAAGACATGAGCCGTGGAGCAGCTCGCGACCTCTACAAAACCCTGCTGAAGCGCGGTTTTGTCCAATACTAACCCTCGTCCTCACTATCACATCCCAATGGGGTATCGCCCCCATACGACTCTTCCACATCAAACCATGAATACCTACAAATTGCGCGACTGGCATCCGCTCGACGGACCATCTAAAGCCTACTTAGAGTTCGTAGTAGATACGCCCCAAAACCGCGTGACCATCACCGCGCACAACCCATGCTTGAAGCGAACGATTTCACATGTGGTCACAACTCAACATGCTCGTGCACTCTATCGTGAATACCTACGTCGTGACTACTTACCCGATTAATCACATCACCCCATCCACGCATAAAAATCTTCCACATATGACGCCCTCCCCGCGTACCACCCGCCAATACGTACTGCCCGCGTACTGGGCGTCGTACCTCGTCAACCGCGATGCGAGCGGCCTTGACCCCATCGAGCGCGAGGCTGTCGAGGCCTTCCTGTCCAAGTGGGGCCACCACCGCGACGAATGCCTCTCCGTCTCACGCGAGTTCGTGGGCCGCAGCCAGCATTGCGGCCTGATTGCCGACGTTTGCGTGTACATCTTCTCCTTTTCCCCCTCTTCGGGGGTTGCTCGCCCGGCTCTGGGCCGCGCCTAACACAGCGCGTGACTACGCGACACAACCATGAAAGCTAAGTACAAGCTGAGCGCCACCGAGCGCGCCAACTACAACGCCTACAAGGAATACGACAACGCCCAGCGGGCGTTGTTCCGCCTCGCCTACGGGCTCGGCTCCAATGCCATCGAAACCATCGACGAGGCTGGCGCCTACGCGACCTACACCAAGCTGTGCGACATCATGCGCGCCCACCTCAAGAAAAAGGAGAGCGCTTGGGACGCCATCTGCCTCGCCAACCCCAACGACAACGACTCCATCGGAGCCTAACCCACTATCACCCTACCTATGAAGACCATCACTTGGTATTCCATCCGCAAAGCCCTCACCGAACAGGGCCTTGCTTGGTCCGTCACCACGGGCCTCCCGGCCAATGAGTTCACGGGCGTT